GGATGCCAATGAAGGCCTGCTGGTGAGGCCGCGGCGCGGGCATGGCGGAGGCCATGAATTTCACGCGTCGCTGCTTCCCCCTGCGGCCCAGCTGGAGCTGGCGCGCCGCGGTCTGATCGCGAAGCCGCAGACAAGCGAGCAACGCAGCGAAGATCGTCATGGCTGGCGCTGGTTCGAGCAGCAAACAGCCAAGGTGCGCGAGGTCGCGCAGTTCCGACTGGATATCGTGAGCGAGATCGAAGTTCTGGTGGCTGCCGGGGCGACGAAGACAGCCGCAGTGGCCGAAATTGCGGCGGAACGATCGGTCGGCAAGGCAACGCTGTGGAATTGGCTGCGCGCGGTGGATGGTATCGATGCAGCCAACCGTCTGCCTGCGCTGGCCCCACGCCGCAAAGGCGGCGGATCGGAAGCGGAGATCGATGAAGGTCTGTGGACCGTTTTCAAGAGCGACTGGTTGCGCCCATCGCAGCCGACGCTGACCAGCTGTTACGATCGCACGGCCAAAATCGCGGCGGAAAGAGGCCTCTCAATGCCTTCTGCGCGCACATTCAGCAGACGGCTGAAACGCGAGCTGCCCCGTGACGTGGTGAAGCTGAAGCGCGAAGGGGCTGAAGCGCTGCGCCGCGCACAGCCTGCCCAGCGCCGTTCAGTTGCGGACATGCATGCGCTGGAATGCGTGAATATCGACGGCCACAAGTTCGACGTTTTCGTGCGATCGCCCGAAACCGGCAAGCCGATCCGGCCGATCATGGTGGCAATACAGGATATCTACAGCCGCAAGGTGGTGGCCTGGCGGCTGTCGCTGACCGAAAATGCCGCCGCGGTGCGTCTGGTGTTCGCCGATCTGTTCCGCGAGTTCGGCATTCCCATGGCCTGCGTACTGGATAACGGCCGCGGCTTTGCCAGCAAGTGGATCACCGGCGGTGCGAAGAGCCGGTTCCGCTTCAAGATCCGCGACGAAGATCCAACGGGCCTGCTGACCGGCCTAGGCATCGATATCCACTGGGCCCTGCCTTATCGCGGCCAATCGAAGCCGATCGAACGCGCATTTCGCGACATGTGCGACCGGATCGCCAAGCATCCGGCCATGGAAGGTGCATATACCGGCAACAGCCCGGTGGCGAAGCCAGACAATTACGGCAGCCGTGCAATCGAATGGGACGAGTTTGTCGCCCATGTCGATAACGGGGTGCGCGATCACAACGCCCGGCCCAACCGTCGCGGTGGAGTGTGCAAAGGGCGCAGTTTCGACCGGACGTTCGCCGAAAGCTACGCAATCGCGCCGATCAAGAAGGCCGACGATGCGCAATTGCGCATGGCCTTGCTGGCTGCCGACCAGAAGCTGGTGAACCGGACAACGGGCGAGATCGCGCTGTTCGGCAATCGCTACTGGTCGACCGAGATCGGCGCGCTTGCGGGGCAGAAGGTCACCGTAAGGTTCGACCCGGACAATCTGCACAGCGAGATCCACGTTTACGATCGTGAAGGCCGCTTCTTGGGCACTGCACCGGTGATCGCCGATACCGGGTTCTCCGATTCCGATGCGGCAAAGCGCAGTGCCAAGCTGACCGCCAATGTCGGAAAGGCCACAAAGGCCGCGATCGAGGCGCAGCAGCTGCTGGATGCTGATCAAGTGGCCGCGCTGCAGCCCGATGCGCCGAAGCCGATCACCCCGGAACCGTCGGTAGTTCGCATTGCGCGCCATCGCGGAACGGCGGGCGCGGCCGCCGCCGCGATGAAGCCGCACCAGGAAGAACAGGAAGATCGCCAGACGCGCGTGTTCAATGCGCTGCGCCTGGTGACCGACAACCAGACATGAAGAGATCGGCGCACGGGGATCGATTGGAACCCGCCCCCGTGCGCCGTGCCCAACGAAGGACGGAGACACGGGTAGCATGAACGATCCCAAGAAACAGCAGATCGATGTCGAGCAGCAGCGTAACTGGCTGAACCAGCACAAGGAAGAAACGGGCCTGAGCTGGAAGCAGCTGGAGGCGCGCATCGGCCGATCGGGCAGTACGCTGAGCCTGTTCGCCCACAACAAGTATGGGGCGCCCGGCGAGCTGATCGCGGAAGAGGTCTTCGTCTATCGCCAGACGCTGGCGGCTAAAGCTGCCGCCGCCAGCAAGGCGGTGGAGCTGCCCGATTATTACCCGACAGCCACTAGCCTGCAACTGATTAGCCTGCTGACCTGGGCCAAGCGGGGCAGGATTACCATGGCCGCGATGGGCCCGGGGATGAGCAAGAGCATCACCGCCAAGCATTTCGAGAGCTGTAATTCCAACGTCTATCTGGTCACCATAAGTCCCGCGACATCAGGCATTCGCGCCATGTTGCGAGCGGTGCTGTATGCAATGGGCGTCGCAAGCCCGCCGGGCGACATTCAGAGCATGTCGATGCAGATCAAGGATCGCGCATCGAAGCTGCAGGACCCCCTGCTCATCCTTGACGAAGCGCAGCACCTGACCGTCCAGTCGATCGAGGAGGTGCGCCACTGGCATGACACCACTGGCATGGGCATCGCCCTGTTGGGCAACGAACAGGTGCAGCAGAAAATCGACGGTGGATCGCGCGCCGCTGCATTCGCCCAGTTGTTCAGCCGGGTGGCGCAATCGATCGTCCGGTCCCGACCGCTTCCAGACGATGTCGACGTGCTGCTGGATGCATGGGGGATCATGGACCCGGCGATCGCACGCGAAATCCACCGCATCGCGCAGCTGCCCGGCGCGTTGCGCGGCGTGACCTTCACGCTGGAGCTGGCGAAGATGCTGGCGATTTCAGAGCATGCCGAGCTGAATGTGAAGCATGTTCAGGATGCCTGGGCACAGCTTTCCCGCCGCACGGTCGGAACATGACGATGTCCGCACTTATCCGCCGGGTGATCGCTGATTTCGTTGCGCAGGAAGGCCGAGCAGCCGCCCGCCGCGAGGCGATCGCCTTACCCGCAATTCTAGCCGCCGGCGGGATCGCCCTGGTCGCGCTGGCGGCGATGCTGGAGAACTGAAATGCGACAGATCGGCGTAGAGGATTACCGGATCGGCGAACTGGCTTTCGCCTATATCAAGAGACAGCTCCAACTCGATCGGCACGAACTGACTTCCCAGCGCAGGGTCCGCCCATTGCTGAGGGCGCGTTCGCTGTTCACGTGGATAATGCGCAACCATACGGGCAACCCGCCAGCAAGTTACCCGGCCATCGGCACGATGCTTGGCGGCCGCAATCACGCGACGATCATCAATTCCGCGGCGAATGCCGATAGCCTGATCGAGCGCGACGAAAGGTTCGTGGCCCTGTGCAGGGGCTTCGCCGCATTCAAACGCGAGCGCAGTGGAGATCTGGCATGACGGCCGTGGCAGCACGCGCTGCGACCTTCGATCGCGCAAGCCAGCATCGCCGATCGATGCTGGCCAAGATCCACGTCGCCAAGAAGCAGCTGGCGATGGACGAAGACGATTACCGGCAACTGCTTTTCGAACAGACCGGGCACGGCAGCGCGGGCGACTGCACCGATGCACAACTGGCGCGCGTTATCGAGCGAATGAAAGCCATCGGCTTCAGGCCGCTGCCGCGCGCCGGAAAGAAAGCGGCGACCCATCCGATGGCACGCAAGGCGCGCGCAATGTGGATCAGCCTGCATCACCTGGGCGTGGTGCAGAACCCGGCCGAGGAAGCGCTGGAGGCATTTGCCCGGCGCCAACTGAAGTGCGAGCGGCTGAGCTGGGCCAACCAGCGCGACGCCCACAAGCTGATCGAGGCGCTGAAGGCGATGGCACAGCGCAATGGCTGGCGACAGACCGCGGCGCATGACGGGCACAAGCTGAGCCCGAAAGAGCTGCAGATGCACTTGTGCGAAGTGATCCTGGGCAAGCTGAAGGCCGGCAACCACGTTCCGGCCGAATGGTACCTGGACATCGCGGCGAAGAGGCTGTGCGGTATCGACACGGCGGCGACCGAGGGCGGATACAGCGCCGAGGATTACGGACGCCTGGCCAAGGCCCTGGGCAACAAGTTGCGCGAGTTGGCCAACCCGGTGCCGGAAGCATGAACGCCGAATTGAAGGCTGCGCTGACGCTGGTCGAGCGCCGTGGGATCGCCCCGCTGAGGCGGGTCGGCACCTTCCGCACCGGCAGCGATTGGACGCGGTTCGTGGCCCGCCGCGACGAAGTGGAAGAGCAAGTGTGCGCGACCCTGGAAGCGGCAGGCGCACGGATCAGCCGTGACTGGCAGGGCGCCCAGATCCGCATGTGCGGACTGACTGCGCGATCGACCAGCTGCCTGCTGGGCGCACTTCAGAACTGGCGCAAACAGGCGGAAGCCAAATTGCAGAAGGAGAGCAACCGTGTTCGACCGTAACGAACGACCGCTGAAGCGTGAATACGAGACGCTTGGTTGGCTGGATTTGCCCGAACTGGGCCGGCAGCAGAAATCGAATGGTAAGCGTACGATCCGCGCGGTGATCGTGGCGGCGACGGTCGGGATCGTATCGGTGCTGCTTGGCACTGTGGTGACCGGGTGATGGCCGGATTGCGCGTAACCGATCATGCCATGGTCCGCTTTCTCGAGCGGGCGGGCGGCGTCGAGGTAGAAGCCATGCGGCTCCAGATCGAAGCTTCGCTCGAGCGGGCGCATTCAGCAGCCCGCGCGATGAGCGAACACGATTATCTGGTGCGCGTGGACGGGCTTATCTTCGTGGTGCGCGGCGAAGCCGTAACCACCGTTCTTCCCGACGATCATCCGGGTCAGCACGCGGCGGTGCTGCAACGATGAGTGAAGAGCTTACAGCCAGCCTGATCGCGCTTCTGGGTGAAGAGGGCCTGATCCTCCTCGCCGAGAAGTTCGGCGGGCGTCGGTTGTATGTGCCTGGCGAAATCCAGGCCGATCACCCGATCACCGAAGCACTGGGCGAAGAGCGTGCAGGAAAGCTCGCCGCGCTTTATTCGCCGGCGCAAATTCGCGTGCCTCTTGCCCGGACGATCCGCGCAAGGCATTACCGCGCCAATGGCGATTCCAACGGCGAGATCGCCACGAAACTGGGAATGACCGAAACCGGCGTCGACAAGATGTTCGACCGCATGGACAGCCCGCCCGAAAAGGGCAGCGCCCAGCTTTCTTTCCAGATCTGATGCCGATGCCCGCGCCCGCGGGCATGCTATCGACGGCGCTGCAACCGTACACCCGGTTGCCATGGACGCCGAGAAATCACCCCCAGAACCGATCGTGGTCACCGCCTTCAGCGAGCGGTTCGAACACGCCTTTGCCGACCTTCTGGGCATCGAAGGCGGCTTCGTCGACGATCCAGTCGATCGCGGCGGTGCGACGAAGTACGGAATTTCGCTCCGCTTCCTGAAGGCCGAGGGCCAGATCGACGAGGATCTGGATGGCTATGCCGACTTCGACCTGGACATGGATGGCGATATCGACGGGGCCGATGTCCGCCGTCTGAGCGTGGGCGATGCGAAATCGCTGTACAAGCGATCTTTCTGGGAAGTGTTGGAATGCGAGAGCTTTCCTCAGCCGATCGGCGAGATGCTGTTCGACCAGGGCGTGAACGGGGGCAACCATGCGGCAAAGAAGCTGCTGCAGCAGGCGATCAATGCTGTGCTGCGCGCAGGGCAGTACCGCACGACCCCGCTGAAGGTGGACGGACAGATCGGCGATCGGACCCTATCCGCCTTCAATTCGATGTGGGAGCGCCACGCCACACAGCTGGTCATTGAATACCGCGAGGCGGTGAAGGATCGCTACCACGCGATCGTGCGAGGAAATCCGAGCCAGGCGAAATTCCTGAAGGGCTGGCTGAACCGGGCCGAAAGGCTGGGGCGATGATCGGGACGTTGCTGAGCTGGGCGATTGGCCTTGGCCGAATGGTCGCGCGCATTTTGCGCGCATTGTTCGAGTGGGTGACCAGCGACTGGCGTCATGCAGCTATCACCATGTTGGGAGCGATCTGCGCCGTCCAGCTGATCTGGATCGAGCCTGCCCTGCGCGATCGCATCGCCGATCGCACTTTCGAGCGCGATACGGCGCGGCAGGAGCGCAACGACGAACGCGCGGCGCACCAACAGACCAAGATCGATTACCGCGAAGCCCAGGCAGAGGCCGCGCGCCTCGAGCAAAAGCGCCTGGACCGCGTGAGGGGCGAACAACAGGAGATCACCGATGCGGTGGAAGCAGATTATCGCCGCCAGCTTGCTGGCCTGCATGCCCGTGCTGAGCGCTTGCGCGAACAGCTACAATCCGGAGCCGGTGCTGCCGGTGCGGGCACAAGTATCGCAATGCCCCGCCATCCCGCTGCCGGCAGCGGATCTGCTGAAGCGGCCGGTGATAATGGACTTCCTGCCGCCTTCGATCGAGATCCCGCCGAACAATTAGAGCGGGATGTGATCGCCACCGAACAGGCGATTCAGCTGAACGCCCTGATCGACTGGCTGCTGAAGCAGAACGCGATCGATCCCAATTCAGGCGATCCGAGCGCCCGGGGAGCGCAGTGATGGAACTGGGCGAACGGGCAATCGAAAGCAGCGGTGCTTTTGCCGAGGCAGAGCGCGAACGCGAGATCGAGCGCATGAAGGCGAAGCTGGCACTGGAGGGCGATGAGTTCTGCCAGGACTGCGGCGAGGAAATACCGGCTGCGCGCCGCGCGGCCTTGCCCAGCGCGACCCGCTGCATCGACTGCCAGGCCAAACTGGAAAGGCGCACGCGATGATCGAGGGGCCCGTAGCCTTCCACAAATTCGCCGCCAGCTGGGTGCTGGCCGCGATGGCGAGTGTGCCGCTGGATAAGGCGGCGCCCCAGGCCGAAACCGTGCTGGTGATCGGCGGTATCGAGGTGCCCGTCATCACCGCAGCGCTGGGCCTTTTGGGCGTGCTCTGCGCAAGGTTTCTGGCGCTACCCAAGGAACGATCGCTGGGAACGCCCCGGTTCCTGGTGGTCAGCCTGCTGATGGTGGTGGCGGTGCAGCTGTGGATCCTCGAAGCGCGTCCAGGTTGGCTGTTCGCCTTCGTGCTTTCGATCGGACTGGGGTTTTCGGGATATTCCCTGATCGAGCTGCTCGGCGGTCAGGTGAAGGAAACAGTGACGGCAGGGTTCGAAGCCGCGCGCGGCGCCTTCGGCAAACTATTCAAGACATCGAAGGACGGGGACGCGGACAATGGATAGCGGCAAACTGCTTGAGCTGGCGATCATCGCCATCATCCTTGCGGGAATCGGCTACGTGATCTGGCGCGGCGGCGCGGCCAATCCGGTGGGCACCGGAGCGGTACAGCACAAGGTCAACAACTTCGGCCATGAGATGAAGGCGCTTGGGAGCAAGCTGTCGAGCTTCGGCGAGCAGATCAGCCAGTTGCAGGCGAACAGCGCATCAGCCGAAGACGTAAGGCGGATCGAGGCCGAGCTGCGCGCCCAGGAGGAAAAGACCGAGCAGTTCGCCGGCGCGCTGCTGAAGGTGGATGAAGAACTGCAGGCCATGCGCCGCGACCGAGCGCTGAGCAACCAGGCGATCGAAGCCCTGTCACGCAGCCTGCGATCGCTATCCGCAGAACTGAAAGAGCATCGCGACGACGTGGCCGAGAAGCTGGCTACGCTGCCGGCGCTGCGTGAGCAGGTCGAAGGCAATCGCCGCGCAATCGACAATATCGTGACGCAGCTGCCCGGCATCCGCGAGAAGCAGGACGGCATGGCGCGCGAGGTGAGCGCTGCGGTCTCCGACCTCAAGATCATCGGCCGACAGATCGACCGGCTTTATGATGTGCTGATCCCGAAAGGACTGGATAAATGAATGTCGGGCTGGACCTGAAGGAGCGGCTTGCAGCCGATGCGCGGCTGCAGATCCTGCGCGAGCTGGCGGAGCAAACCGACGGCCGGCTATCCATTCTGCCGCTGCAGCGTGCGCTGGATGTGTACGGCATCAGGCGCGATCGCGACTGGGTTTTCACCCAGTTGCGCAAGCTGGAAGCGCTGGGTGCGATCGAGATCCAAATGGCCGGCGAGATGCCGATCGCCCGGATCGCGCGCTGCGGCCGCGACCACCTGGACGAACGCGGCGGGATCGAAGGTGTGACCCGCCCGGCGGAGGCCGAGTGATATGGGCGCGGTCATCGTGGGTATCGGATATCTGATCGGCACGGGGGTGGTTTACCTCCTCGCGATGGATCTGCTGAACGTGAAGCTGCATCTTCGCAAGTGGGTGGCACTGGCCGTCGCGGCGATCTGGCCGGCGCTGCTGGTGCTGGCTGTCATCTTCCTGAGCACCGATGCGATCGAGCTGGCCTGGCGGCGGCGCAAGCGGCGGAGGGGCGCATGAAGCGCGAGGCCCGCGGGCGCGGACACCTGTCGTCGATCGACATGCTGCCCGAAGAGGCAGAGGAAGATATCGTGTGGGCGCTGGAGCAGCTGCGCGAAAACAAGCTGCCGCAGACCACGATCCTGGAAGAGTTCAACCTGCGCCTTGCGGACAAGGGTATCGACCCGATCAGCAAGAGCGCCTTCGGCCGGTATTCTATCCGCAAGGCCCGCCAGTTCCGCCAGCTGGACGCTGTACGCCGTATGTCGGCCGAGCTGGTCGAGACGCTGGGGCCCGAAGGCCCCGACGAAGTGACCGTGATGGTGGCCGAGATGATCAAGACCGCCGCCTACCAGGCGCTGGAAGGCGGCGAGCTGAGCACGAAGGAAATCATGGAGCTTTCCCGATCGCTACAATCGGCCGTGGGCGCGCAGTCGAAATCGGACGAATATCGCAAGCAGTTGGAGCGGCGCGTATCCGAACAGGTCGAGGCCGCCGCCGATCGGGCGGAACAGGTGGTACGCGAAGCTGGCCTGTCAGCCGATGCGATCGCGCAGATGCGGCGCGAGTTCCTGGGCGTTAAGTCGTGAAGCCCCCCGTGAACGATGGGCCATGTTGCGGCTGTTGTGGCGCACCGGTAGCCAGCGTGAACGATCTTCGATCGGGATCGCCAGTCCCTTTATACAACGTCCACGGGGTCCGCGTGGTGGCCCGAATCCACGGACAGTCGATCTATCGCTGCGAGAAGCACGTCGGCCGCAACCCCTGCTGCATTGTAGGTTGCGGTCGCACCTTTGCCCATCGCACCGACGATATCGATGGACGGGGGGCCGAGGACTACGGTTGGACACTCATGTGCGGCCGACACTGGCGGCAAGCCCCCAAGTACATGCGCGATGCAGTCGCGCGCGTTCGTCGCGACGCCAAGCGGCAAGGCTGGACCGATCGCAACCTTGGTCGGCATTCGCGCCTTTGGGAGCGGTGCCGGCGGGCGATCGAAACCGGTGAGACGCTCGACGAAGCTGAGATCGGCCGCCTGTTCGGATGGGACGAGGCCGCATGATCGAGGCCGACACCCTCCCCACGGCCGACCAGGCACCGCCGCGATCGCCGATCGACGACTGGGTTCCGGGCACGGTGCCGCCGGCCGATCTGGACCCGCTGGCCGATGGCATCCTGATGGCGCACCAGAAGGCGTGGATCGAGGACACATCGCCGCTGAAGCTGGCCGAAAAGGGCCGCCGTACCGGGGTCACCTTTGCCGAGGCGCTGGACAGCACGATGATCGCGGCCGCCGCGAAAAGCGCAGGCGGGGATTCGACCTATTACATCGGCGATACGAAGGACAAAGGGCTGGAATTCATCAGCACCTGCGCAGGCTTTGCAAAGCACGTGGCGAAGGAATTGCTGACGATCGACGAATTCCTGTTCGACGACGTGCAGCCGGACGGATCGAGCAAACAGATCGCCGCCTATCGAATTCGCTTTGCTTCGGGCTTCGCGATCGTCGCGCTGTCGAGCAACCCGGCCAATA